ACGGGAATCGTCGCTATCCAGAAAGCAACGACAGTTCCAGCATCGCCAGTATATCTCAGATTCGGAACCAACAATATGTGTGGCTCCAATGCGAACCACATAAGCAGTGTCATCACAAGGTCGGCGTGGGTTGCTTTGTCGGCGTAATAGGTTAGACTTTTATTATCCTATGATAAGATAGGCAAGATAGCTAAATCGGAAACTTTCCCATGAGGAGCCAAAATCCGTGGATTCAAAAGTTTCCGATTTACCTATCTTGCCTATCTTATCTATCTTGTCCATCTTATCATAGGAGAAAAAACCTCTCTCTAATGTATAGAATGGACGCATCACTCTTGGCTTCTGCGGGAGTCAGCACTTCAGTCGTAGCGGGATTGTTCATCGCATACAAGATATTTATGAGTCTGAAAGGTCATCGCTTAGTCTCCGATTGCTGCGGTCGGAAGGGCGAGGTAGGGTTTGATGTGAGGGATATGCCCCCATCTCCGCCAACAGAAACCCAAAGTCGTCCGCCTCCTCCGCTTTCTGTGGATGCGAAGCCGCAAAGTCTTTCCGTAAAAGTTCCAGAACCGTCAGAACATCGTGAGGCGAAAGAAACTGCGTGAGTGCGTTAAAAGCATCCTTGCCCTTACACTGCGGGGGTAGAGAACGAGACCGCACGAGATTATCCAACCAGCCATCCAACCATAATAACTCTTGGGGACTACACGGTTTCTCCACGAGTTCTTTTCCCGCTCTGGGACAGAGGACGGCTTTCTCTTTCTTGAACTTTTCCAGCGGCTCTTCAAATCTGACTTTTTTTACACGCCAATCTTTGCCCAACGGAGAGCCATTCATCTTTTATCTATGTAGAGTATAGAGAATATGCCCGTTGGATTAGGTGAAGTAAAGGATTACCCACTGTCCGATGGGGATATACGGAAGATATTGGGCGGCGACATCAGCATCCTAACCTATCCAGACCTCAATAAAATTAACGACATTCAGCAGATTTTTGACAAGAAGGGCCGATGTATATTGCTCTTCTTGACATCCAGCCCAACGGCGGGACACTGGTGTTGCCTCCTCAACAAGAAGAAAGGCATAGAGTTTTTTGACCCCTATGGTGAAGCGCCAGAGAAGCAGAAGGATGGCGCAGACCCCATTCTACTGGAGCAACTGGGAGAACGACAACCGAGATTGGTGGAACTACTACGGAAGAGCGGGAAGCCCGTGTTTTACAACACACACGACTTTCAAGCGGACAAGAGCAACATTAATACTTGCGGACGACACTGTGTGGTGAGGTGTCTGTATGCTCCCTACTCACTGGAAAAATATAAACGAATTATAGACAGTAGTGGGTTGTCTCCCGATGACTTTGTCTCGGGCATAACCTACGATAAACTGCGAAAGTAAAAAATATGTGTAGAGGATATAGAAGAGATGTTCTCATCAAGCATTCAGACACAAGGCGACAATCAAGATGCTCCCGATTATGTGTATTACAATGCGGACATCATCAATAATACGACGGCGAATACCTTTGGAGGTGTAGCCATCAAGGACCCGCAGATTCGGTTCAACGAGACCCGTGATACTGCGATTATCCGAAACGCCGCTGACTACTACTTCTCCATCATCCGTTTCACGATGGACGGAGCCAATCGGGACTTGCCGCTTTTCATTCCCAACATCGCAACGGGAACGGGCCAAGAGAATGTGAATCTCACGACATACTCTATGGCGGTTTCATTCCAGCAAGTATTGGACCTTAGCGGCATTTCTATCGTTGTCCGTGGTATTCCCCAGCAGCGCTTCATTCAGTATGTTCCCGAAACCCAGAACGCTATTTCCGCACCCATTCCACGAAGTATGGCGGCGACTAATTTTGTGGGTCAATGGAGTGCTGGAACCCAGTATTTGCTGGGACAGATTGTTTCAACCACGGCGGCAAATCAGTATGGTTCCTATGACGGTCCTTTCTACATAGTCGGTCCTCAGACCCTTTGGAAACAGCAGACAACATATGCGATTGGAGCGGTGGTTCAATACAATAATGTCATCTACCAAGCCATCGCAGTCAATCAAGGCGTTGCTCCAACGGTGGGACCGAACTGGGTTCTGGCTCCCGTTGTCGGCACAGACCCTACCACATCCACTCTCTGGACACGCACGACGAATGACTTGGGAAATACCCAAGACCTTACCAGCCGATACTACTGGGTCTATACTTACCAGCACTGGGTCAATCTGTGGAACGACACGATGCTTGACACGACCCAGTTCGGTGCGGGTCCGACCGCCCCTTCCACATGCGCTTACCAAGATACCTACAAAGCATTCTACGCCGATTATCTCTTGAAAGGCGGTCCAGCGGGGGTGTTCCCGTATCCGACATTCGGTATTTTCTGTAGTGCCGTGTATCCTCCCGTGATGAAGTATGTAGCCACTTCGTCCAAGTTTGACATCTACATGGACAGTGCTGGGTTCGGCACCCGTCTTACGGCATTTACTCCTATCCCTTACTCGGCGGGTCCGCCCCTTGTCGTGGTGGGGCAGCCCCAGCACCCCGTGTGCCGTCTGTTCTTCAACGCCAATATGTATGGTCTCTTCGCCAACTACGACAACATCTATTACAACGACCCAGTCGCCACTTTTACTACTCTCGGAGCTCCGAGCCCCGACGGATATGTGAATGAAATCCTCGCAACGAACAAAGCGTATCAGAATATAGCCGATTTCCGACTGGCTCCTTACCAAGGCACCGCACCTCTCGGCTACGACCCCGTCGGGCTGACGGGAGTCCCACTCTTACCGAATATGCTTGAACGGGTCTTCTACATTGCGCAGCAAGACTATTCCTCTACGGACTCTCTCTGGTCGCCCGTCAGTTCTATCGTTTTCACATCCACTCTGTTGCCCGTGAAATCAGAGGCTACGGGAGCCCCCGTTGTTCTTGGTGCTGGAAACTTGGGCTTCACTCAAGCCACTGTCCAGTCGGCTTTCCAGCCTATCATCACGGACATTGCTCTGGACACTTCGGTCGGCAACGCAGACTCTTACCGCCGCTTCATCTACTACGCTCCGTCGGCCGAGTATCGGCTCTCCGACTTCTCATCGTCCAAGCAAGATATTCGCAACATAGACATCCAAGTCTTCTGGAAGAACCGTCTGGACAATCAACTCTACCCAATCAATATGTTCAACTTGTCATCCGTGAGCATCAAGGTAATGTTCAAACACAAGGACGCTGGATGCCCTCAGCCCAAGTATTGAGTGATTTGAACTCCCCCGAACAATCTGAACCTTTCCGTCTTCTTCGGCAAGTTTGAGAAATATCTCCGCCACCAAAAAAATATTGTTATAAGGTATAATACCAGATGAGTGCCGACATTGAGAAACTCGCCGTGTTTGACAGTCGCATCGTCCAGTCTCGCCCCAAGTATGCGGTGGAGAAGGGAGCTCTCTCTCTCACGAACGCTCCGTTCAACGCCATCGCAGCAACCCAGTCCCAGCACACTTACAACATTTATGTTCCGTCAGAGAATGTTTATGTTGATAGGGCGTTAGAGTGGTCCAGCACGGTGTATATGTCAATGACGGCGACTCTGACCTCGCAGCCGTTTGGAACTGCCCCTATCGCTCAGTGGGGTCGTGATTGTGCCCTCACGGCGTTCCCGCTCAACTCTCTCTGCTCAACCCTCACGGCGACTATCAATGACACCACGAGCGTCATTAACTCCCAAGATGTTCTGAAGGAGGTTCTCCGTCTGACGGATTACAAGAAGAACCGACTCCAGCGGACATGCCCGACGATGTTGGATAAGTATCAGTCCTACGACGATGCTGCGGGTGCGGTGAATAACCCTCTGGCGGGGTATGAGAGCCAGACGGACTACGCCGAGACCCCGAACGGCGCTTTCCTCAATGTAATCTACACGGACCCGCAAGGCAATGCTCTACCCGCTCCCTCTGTGATTCCAGCTTCTACTTGGACTCCCGCTTACGCTGGTGCGTTGTATGTATCTCTCAACGGTCAGCCTTGTGTTCCGAATGAGTGGGACCCCGCCCGAACTTACCCCGTTGGTTCTCTTGTTACCTTTGACGGACACATCTGGACTGCCGCCGCTCCCGTAGTGGGGACGGCTCCAGTGGAACCCGCTTGGACAGATGATGGACCCGTGGTCGGCACCCCGCTCCCTCTCTACTTCCGATGGGGCTCTACGGAGAAACTCGTGCTCTCCCCGTTCGTGTTTTCGGACTGTCATGAGTGGGACACGGGTCTGTTCGGCATCAACAACATCCAGCTGATTATGAACTTACAATCCCCAGCTCGTATCGTGCGCAGCACGACTCGGTTCGGTTGCTCTCTCACGGCTCCCGTGTATAACGCTACCTCATCATCTGGGGCATTCAGCAACTCTCGTGTGAATGTCCAGTTTCTGACTCCCAGCCTTGATGTCCCACTGCCGCCCAAGAGCGTAGTGCCCTACATGGAGTTTCCCCGCTACATCACCCAGTATCAAGGTGGGTCCATCCAAGCGGGTCAAGTCGTCCAGCTCCAGTCGCAGACAATCACGCTCCCGCAGATTCCCGACCTTTTCATCATCTATGTCAAGCCGAGTGCCTCTTCCCTCACACCTACGCAAGGTGATTACTATCTGCCCGTTGCGACGAGTGCGGACGGTGTCTCAGCCCCACTATCAATCAATTTTGACAATTTTGCTGGTCTGTTGTCCAGCCAGACCTCGGAGCAGTTGTATTCTATGTCCGTGAAGAACGGTCTGGATATGGACTGGAACACTTGGGCGGGTTTCGCACATGTGGGTAATGCTCTCCAGAACGGCACTATGGGTGGAACGAACCAGCAGCAAGGTGCGGGAGGCGCTTGTGGTCGTGTCCCTCTGGTCGGTGGTCTGCTGGTTCTCAAGCCCAGCCAAGACATTACTCTACAAACGGGTCAAGCCCCGTCGCTCGTAGGAAACTTCACCTTCCAGTTCAATCTCCAAGTGAAGAACACCTCTCCAGCGACACTGAACGGTGTCCAGTTATTCGTGATTACGGCGAACTCTGGCTTCTTTGAGTCCATCCGTGGTTCATCCCGTATCATCAAGGGTGTGCTCTCCGAGCAAGACATTATCTCCGCTCCCCTTGCCCCGATGGGCACACGGGATATGCTCTCACGCTATGTGGGCGGGGCGGGTATGTTCGGTTCCCTTGCGAACATCCTCTCCAAAGCGAAGGATGTGTATCAGCAGACGAAGCCGATGCTTTCGGCAGTCAAGGATATACTCCCAGACAGTGGAGCACTCGGCTCCATCAAGGGACTCGCTTCGGCAGTAGGCTACGGCACGGGTGCTGGAACGGGTGCGGGAACGGGTGCTGGTCGTCGGCGTGGTCTGTCCGCCCGACTTATGTAAAACCCCGAACCTCCGAAATATCTTCGCCACCAAAAAAATATTGTTATAAGGTATAATACCAGATGGCTTCTGTAGTTCTCAACCAAGAATCCAACAGTCAGATTTATGCGGGTGGTGTCCTTGCTGGTGCTCGTGGTATCACTACCAGTGGTCCCATTCGGGCTGGGGGTAGTTCGGCACAAGGTTCCACTTTTACTGGGTCTATCGCTCTCGTAGATGTAGCACCACCCGTTGCTGGTGCTACAAATCCGACTCAATTTACCCTCTATGGGGCTGACCAAACGGGTGGCGGTCTCGTTGCTGGGCATCTCCAGCTCTTCGGCTACTTTGACCCCTTAGAGGCTACCCCCGCCGTCCAACAGTATATGGATGTCTATCCCGCATCCATCGCTGGTGGTGTTGCGTCCCAACCCGTAGTCCGAACGAACCAGTGTGTTCCTTTCAACTTTGCTGCTCCTTTTACGGGGACGGTAACTGCGACGGGTGCCGCCAACCAAGCCGTCCCGTGTGTGGGTATTCCCGCTGCGGCTGAAATCCGTTTTATGCTTGTAGGCAACAATGCCGCTACATATAACCCTATTGTTCCTCCAGCAGCAGTAACCGTTGTGCCCAATGTATCCTTCACCTTCACGGGGACGGCGGGGGCAATCTACGACTATGAGGTTCTTTTCGCTTAATAAAAAACTTCCTCCTATACAATAAAGATGTCCGACCCGACTCCTCATATCGCAACTATTCAACATCTGTATTCGGGTCCAACGGTCTCAAATACACTTGCGGCAGCGAAAGGATGTAATGGCCCTACGGAACAGACCTCGTGTATCTCTGTCCAACGAACTTGGAGCGGAACTTTCGGTGATGGAAATGCTACATTCACATTACCCAAAGATATTTCGTGTATCCACGGCACACCAATGATTACTTGTGTGTTCTGTGAAAAATGGTATGGTGTGAAGAAACTCACCACAGAATATTCAACGCCAGACTGTTTGGAGAAAACGGGTTCTTCTTCCAATCTCCCCGTATCTTCTCATGAGATTTGTGGAATGTGTTCTTCTTTGCGTCCGCAGTCCCGCTCGGAACTTTTTGAGCCGCCTCCAAACGAGTATAGATTAGATGGTCTCCATATCCCACTCGCCCGAACAGTATCATCCGCCCCTCCGCATCTGGGATAGCCAGTTTATGTATGCCGTCGGACGCAAATCCTAATAACTTGTAAGGAAGTCCAGCCTCCTTGGCTCTCCGTTGTGCCTCTTTGAGATACGACGAAGGTTCAATACCGTTCTTACGCAGCTGCGTTTCAAATTTGCCGTGCGGACTCGCACCGCCTTGAAACTGGTCTAACATATGCGATTGGTATAGGTCATACCCTTTCAACGCCGCTTTCGTTGCGATATTCGGAATATATCCGAGTGCTCTCTCCCACCACGATTTCTTGCGTGGCGCACGGGTCTCGGGTTTTCGTCTGAGATTGCGTCCCATAATCGCATACAAAGGGTCGCTTTCCATATACACCCGCTGATTGGGAAGTGATGTGTTCAGAAAGTCTTGTGGCTGAACGGCGGGATTGTAGGACACGCCATTCTTGAGCAATCCACGCTTCAAAAACGAATCCAGTATCGCACCGCCTAACGAGTGCCCCACGCCATAATAATCGTATTCTGAAGGTGGAAACTCCGTCTGAAACTGCTGGAGAGTGCTCAAATCACGGGTGTATCGGTTGGAACTCTCCAGTTGCCCAACCCCAATCAATCCGTCTGCCTTCACATCTTCAAAATCGGTTGGGACCGTTCCACGGATTCCCACGATAATCGTGTTTCCGTTGTCTTTATAGAACTTCAGAGTCGGTGTTGCCCGAACCAGTTCAAACTGCCCAATACGCTTCGCAGCATCACTTTGGTAGGATTGTTTTGCGATTTGTTGTAGGATATTCCGTTCGGGTATGGGTCCGCCACCACGAGCCTCTGGGACATTCACATACAACGCTTTCATTTGAGCTATTGCTCTCTCTTTCGGGAGAGGTTCTTTGGAGTGCTTCAACCCCGTGTCTTTACTCACAACCCAATATAGGTCTCGGTTTGGTGCTTTCCGTAGTTTATAGGGCATCGTCTATATATTAATGACATATTTTTGAATAAGATAGGCAAGATAGGTAAATCGGAAACTTTCCAATCCAATAAAAAATGGTCCTCGTGAGAAAGTTTCCGATTTTGCTATCTTACCTATCTTATACCGCCTCTGCCTCCTTCATCCGAATACCCAGATAGTAAGAACCCGCCCGTCTCGGTGTCTCAATCCACGCTTTCTCCATAGTGCTCCACTCAAATCCAGTGAAGTGGTTGCTCATACGCTTCTGTGGAACGCCGTTCATCTCCATCAGCGTCTTGAACTTGGCGGCAGACATCTCCATCGGCGGAGTATTCGTCTCCGCAATGAACTCCTTGCGCAACTCCTCGGCGGGAAGTATGTAGTGCTTGTCGTTCATGTCGCAGTTGGTCGTGTAGTTCTCCCTTAGCCACGAACGCACGGCATCGTTCTCCTCCATGTAATCGTCGGTGTAATCCGTGATGAACTTCGGCTTCACCAGTGTCTCCGTTGTCTTATAGACATCAAGCAACATCAGCATGAACTCATCACGCCAATCGGTAGATTTTTTGAACTTGTCTGCGAGGTCGTAGTTTCTCTTGCGGTGGTGTGTCTCGTGTGGGGTATCCACGAACTGGAATGGGAAATAGACAATCACCATGCGCCGTTTCATACCTCCATCCAGTGCGCTGAGCTTGGGAATGGTATTACACTGAAGAAATAAGCCGAACTGCGGAGTGAAGGTGATATTGTCTTTATACAATCTACGGACGGAAATCTCATCATCCCCCGTGAGTTCCTTGATTGCTGCGACTTGGAGTTTGTCGTCGGCTTCTGGCTCTTGGGCTTGAGCGAACCGCTTACCCTTTGCTCTCGTAATATCAGAGTTGGTGTCGTTCTTCTTGTCGGATTTCTTGGTGAGACAGTTGTGGGCAATCGTCTCGTAGTAATCTCCGAACGCCAGTTTGATGATTTTCGTGAGGATACCTTTGCCGTTTCCACCACGACCAGTCCAGACATAGAACTCTTGAAGCGTCTTTGTGCCGTGTAGCTGCCGTGCGAGAACGGCAACCACATAATCTACGACTTCCCAGTCTTCCCACATGCTGAACAACCAGTCCCGTATCTCACGGCGGACCTCTGGATTGGATTTGACGGGATAATCGTATCCCGTGTGGAGGCACACATAGTCGTCGGGTCGGATGTCCCGCACTTCGCAGCCTTTCTCCAAATCTACCACTTTGTTCTGGAATGCGAACAAATGGCGGCTTTCGTCCATCTTCTTGTCCAGTTTGTCGTCGTTGTAGTTGTCGGGTAAGAATGCGACCACGCCATCCACGAAACCCTTCGTCCCAATCGCTTTGGCGAATATCCCACACATTTTCGCCTTGTCTCTGTCCGCCTCGTTGGCTGGGTCCAGCAAATCAAAGTGTTCCTTATTGACCTTCTTGAGCGTCATCCAGATGTCGGTCATCAGACCGCTCGGCGCTTTTTGGTAGTGCTTCCACGCTCCCGTGGGAAGCAGTTGAAACCAGCCGAGGCTTTCGTGATATGCGTAGGCATCGGGCTTGATATTGTAGAAATACCTTGCCGTCTCTGCGTGATTGACACTCGCAATCAGCGTCCAGAAGTCCGTGCGCCGAGGGCGCAGTTCGTTGAAGAGGGCGATGTTGTCCTCTTTCAGCCACTTCCAGAGTGTCGCTTGAGTGAGTTTGCCTTTGCTGAACCCTTTCCAATGTCCAGCACAATCACCTTTCTTGTTTCTGGGACACTGCTTCGCCCAGTCTTCCCACACCTTCAACGGCAGACCTTCATTGAAGCAGATGAAGCCAACTTTGATGAACTCATCGTAGTTGGAATACCGCTTCTCATCCA